TCTTTTTCTTTCATGTTGGTAGGCCAGATACAAATTTTACATTCCTTGTTAATAAGCCTGTCCATGTAGTTTACGATCTGTTTGTTCCGTGGTTCGTTATCCAGAACATAAACTACTTCAGTACCAATAAGCCTGTCGTGTAGATTTTCTATCGCACCAGCACCAACCATTGCAATTGTGTTAGGGATGAACAGGCTGTCGATTGGTCCCTCGACCACATAGACTTTCTTCTTGGGATCGACACGCCAGAGTCCATACCATAGACGGTCAATGCTCTTGTCGGCTTTCACTGTGATATAACGAGCACTGAACCGAGCAGTCTCTTCTCCCTTGAATGAGAGAAGTCTACCCTGAGCACCGACAACATCACCTGACTTGTTGAAGAAAGGGATGATAAGACGTTCCTCTGCACCAAGCGCAAGACACTCTGGGTCTAGCTTCTTCATCCACGTACCAAAGTCATTGGTATAGTAGAGAATGTCATAGAACTTCTCTGGGATCTTTCTCATCTTACAGAATTGATACGCCTTATGTGAAGGATCTAGGTCTTTAATCCGAGTTAGATCATTCAGTAAGACTGAGTTAGTTTTAAATTTTGGCTTGAACGACAGACCACCAAACATACTTTCTTCCTTTGGTTTTTTATAGTTTGAATTTCCATTTTCTCCATTCTTCCATCTCTCAACAGAGTAATCTTTCATCAGCAGTGGTGATACCATTTCTAAGAAACGGTAGAGTGAGTGACCCACACCACAGTTGTGACACTTATAGAAGAAGTCATTACCCTTCTTGTAAAAGTACCCACGAGCTTTTGTTTTATTCCTTGTTGAATCTCCACATATCGGACATCTACAATTTGCTAAATCTTCTTTCTTCCACTTGAACTGCTGAAGGCTACCTGATGCGAGGTTTATGAATTTTTTGTCGATGTAATACGACATCAGATGCTCCAGCTTTCAAACTTTCCTTTTGAAGGAGAAAACTTTTCATCGAAGTTTCGTCCATCAAGCCCATTCCCAGCTTTGGTGTCTTTTGTTTGGTTGGTTTGAAGTAGGCCACTCTGGTCATTTTTATCAACGTCATATAGTTTCATCTTCCCTCTGTTAATACCGAGGATGAACTTCTTGTTTGAAGCAACATCATTGTATCTATTCTTTAATTGTTTGACCATAATCTGGTTGTTCTCTTCAAGTTCTTCAGTCGATATCAGAGCGATCATAAAGTCTGCGGTTGCTGGTAGACCGAATGATTCTGAGGTATCTTCGAGACCAACATCACTGTTGTTGAACCCAGTACGATTGACCTGTGTTGCAGAGAAGATAGGAACAGAACGCTCAACAGCCATACCACGCAGTTCTTCTGCAATCGCTTTGATGTAGGTGTACGAGTTCACGTTACTTCCATTCTTGAGACGAGCAGAGGCACAGATGTTGAGATAGTCAATAAAGATGATGTCTGGCTTGAACTGCTTCTTCATCCAAAGCTCATCAAGGAGTGCTCTGAAGTGATTCACATTCGCAGTCGCAGTCGGATACTCCTTGACAATAAGTTTACCCTTGAGATGTGATTTGAATCCCTCAAGTTTCTTGTAGTACATCTGCCGAGGAAGATCCTGTACATCATCGATTGTCATATCAAAAAGATTCGCATCAATTCTCTCTGCAATTCTTTCTTCTGCCATCTCACATGTGATGTAGAGAACGTTCTGGTTCTGAGTCAGACAGTTCGCTGCATGGTGACAAAGAAACAAGGACTTACCAACACCCGTACCAGCCATGATGATGTTCAGAGTCTTCTGTGGAGTCCCACCACCAGTAATGGTGTTGAAGTACTCAAGATCAAATGGGACTTTCTTTTCTACTCGGTGGTAGAAGTCGTATCTTTCTTCTGCGTCTTCGATATAGTCGTGTCCGATGTGTGTGTCGAACGAGACTGCAAGGGCATCGGAGAGAATTTCTGGGATTGCATTCGGTGTCTTTGAGTCTGATTTGTCCTCAAGGATGTGGATTGACTCCATGATCGCATTGTAAACCGCCTTATCTTTACAAAAGTCTTCTGTCTGTGATGATAACCAATCAAGCTCCGGAACATCCTCGTCGGTCAAACTTTCCATGAGCTTCCCCAGTTCTTCAAACTGAGGTTCTGTCAGGCTAGTTTTCTTGTCCAGATCAATAACAATCGCTTCCTTGGTGGGAAGCGCATTGTATGTAGATATGAAGTCTTGGATTGCACCGAAGACAAGTTTTTCAATCTGATCATGGAAGTACTCCTTCTTTAGGAAGGGAGTCACCTTCCGCGAGAACTCATCATTGTATATCAGATTTTGAAGTATTACTAACTCTATGTTCTTCACTACTAGCCTCTTTCAGTATATCCAAATCTTCGGGTACGTCAGTTATTTGTTCTTCTAGAACGGACAACAAAATATTCGTAAACACGTCACGAAGTTCTTCTGTAACTTCTTCTTTATTTGGATTTTCGATGATGTCATAGTCATAATCAAAGTGTAGATTCTCATCTTTCTCTTCGAGAACCACACGATCATATCTTAGCACGATACCCTTGTAATGTCCATCAGTAATTTCGATTGGAACATTTCCTTCGGTTATTTCATCAACGTAGCGATACTCAGGAACTTTCATTTACTTCCTCGGTTTCTTCTTCATCTGCACCAATTTTACCATACATGAATTCTTTCTTTACTGCAACTTCGAGCTTCTCCATCACATCTGCGGTGAAGTACTTTTCGGGATCCTTGTAGATAGACTTCTCGTAGACTTTGGCTCCATCTGGGAGTTGGATCCGAGTCGAAACCTTATCGAAGATTTCATACTTGAGGGCAATATCAACAAGACCATAGTATGGGTTCAGTCCTTCATCATAGTTCAGAAGAACATCGACCATAGAATTTTCTTTGGTGAATCGGCTCTTGTACAGCTTACAATGGATGATGTTTCCGATCACATCTGTACCATCCTTGACCTTCTTCTTGGAAAGGTACACAATGGTAGATGCTGCATACTTGAGTCCAGAACCACCACCCATCTCCTTCTGTGGGAACATGGAACCAATCACATCATAGGTATGATTGGTAAGGATGAGTGGGATACCTGCTTTACCCAACTTGAGAGTCAGGACTCGGAAGGTTGACTTCACCATCTGTGCTCGTGTCATGTCACGAGTACCCTTACCATCAGCAGTGTCAGCAATCTCTTTATCTGTGCTCAACATACCAAGTGAGTCAAGACAGATGAGCATGGGCTTCTTTTCACCCTTAGAAAGTTCAAGGTACTTATCAACAATTGTAATAGCCTGATGTCTGAACTCTTCAATCGTTGCGACAGGGAACACGGCTACCCGATTAGGATCAACGCCACGGTCAGCAAACATTTCTGAAGTTACAGCTTGTTCAGTATCAAAATAAAGTACCACACCGTCAGGATTATCAGACAAGAATTTGTGTACGATGCCAAGTGTAAAATACGTCTTTCCAGTGGCTGATTCTCCAGCGATCGCGACAATCTTATTATTAGGAATTCCACCATACAGAGAACCAGACAGAAGAGCATTAAATGCAAAAGATCCGGTATCAACGAAGCCATCGACATCGCTTCCCTCAATACCTTCTGATATAATGTTTGCATATTGGTTACCCGATTCTTTTACAATGTTACTTAAAAAATCACTCATATTATTTCTCCTAAAGTTGTTTCTTGATTTCCGAGGCAATTTTATTGAGATCATCTCTTATCTTGCCCAGCGAACTTATTTCTTCTAATGGAGTCTCTTCATCCATGTAAGACTCCTTGACTATTTTATCTAGATCTTGTGATTGTTCTAATAGATATGCTTGTAGAAATATAAGATCTTTATATTCTATGTCTACTCTCATATAAACAGTCCTTCCAGAGTTGCCTCTTCTTTAGACTTCCATCCAACAACATTTAGTATTGTTTCGAGGGGATCCAAAAAGCTCTTCGTGAATTGCATATTATAGTCTACAAACCTGTGGATATCAAGTTCTTTTGGTATACTTGCTGGGAAGGAGATCACCTTATCACCCTTCATACCACTGATGGGATTAGGCTCTTTCAGATAGATGAACTTGATCTTATCACCCTGCTGAATTTTTTCATATTTTTCCTCAAGTTTTAGCTTCTTGATATAGTGGTTGTATATGAGAGATCCCTTGACGGCAATTGGCGTTGCCGAAATGTAGATCTCAGATGAGGACTCCCACTTCTCAAGATTCGAAACACCACGGGGGAATGCGATCTCCTCTGGCTCACAACTAAAGAACTCTTCCTTGAACTCGGCAACATAGTTCTGGATATCCTTTTCGTCCTGTGTCAGAATCAAACGGATCGCGTTCTTGAGTTTCTCCCTCACAATTGCAGGAGTAGAACTCCGAGTCGTTTCGATACCCATGATCTTGAGCTTGGGTTCTTCGTACCGAATACCTTCACTGTCCCATACGTTGAGTGCATAGCGTTTCTTTGCAGTCCAGATACCTCTCTCTGCAATGACTTCCCGACCCATGTGCATCTTGTTTTCATATGCATTCATCATCTTTGCAAGCTCATCATACTTCTTGTCAATGAGAGGCTGAATGATCTTTTCTGAACTGCTATCCAAGAAGTCAACTATCTTCTTTGTGTCATCACAGTCTGGAAGGAACCGATCAACCAACTTACCTAGACGAACATAAACCGAGTCTGTATCAGAAGCAACAATGTAATCGTAGTTGTCTGTGCCAACCGTCTCGTTTAGGAATTTGTTGAGTTCATCCGCAACCCATCGGATACTCAACTGACCGGAAGTAGTAATCGCTTCCGCCATGTCAGTCGCATAGTATCGAAAGTATTGATTACCAATCGCACCATAAGCAGAATTCAATTGAATCTTACGAACCAACTGGAAGTTGTTATACTTGGTGATCAGATTGTCTAGGTTGGTTTCTCCTGCCTGCTGACGTTTCTGACACTCGATCATCTTCTTCTTGTATGCTTTACGTTCATCATACATCTTAGACATAAGATCAGGAAGGAACCCTGCAAACTCTTTGGTGTAGCACGTACCATTTGCCGCCACCGAATAGTTCTTATCTGTGTGAGTCTTGAGTGCTTTCTTCAGTTGTTCTGATTGTTCTCCAAGAACTGCATTGGGTGTGATTATGAAATCCTGCATCTGATGTATCATGGTCTCGGGACTGATGTTGTACTGCATAATCAGGTGGGGATACAGACTGTTCAAGTCGAACGAAACAACCCAGTCATGAATACCTGTGATCGGATCTTTGACATACGCACCAGCATACTGCTCATCTTTCTTACCAGCTTTCTTGGGAGGAATAACAATGTTATCTTCCCTGAGATGATGGTAGATGATCTGGTCCCACGTTCGTACCTGTGAGAAAACATCTTCGTAGTTCACTTTGGCAGAATACGCTAAAGCAAGAGCAAGCTCAAGCAGCTTCATCTTGTCTTCGAGCATGACAATCAGTTCAACATCTCGGACATTGTATTCCATGAAACGAGCAAAGTCTTTTCGATAGAAGTCCTTGATTGTCTCATGTTCACCATATCCCATCTTGCGTTCACCGAGTTCGACGAATGTAATGTGATCGAGCTTGTACGACTCTTGGTTCTTGTACGTGAATGTGCGATAGAGATCCAAGTAATCTAGAATAGACACACCAAGAATCTGGAAAGTGGTGTGCTTCCTGTTCGCCCTTTCGATCTGCTTCTCTCGAATCTTCTTCCATGGAGACAGATGTGCAGTCTCTACGGGGCTGAGCACACGATTCATTCTCTGAACCAGATAAGGAATGTCGAAGAACTTTACGTTCCAGCCAGTCACGATATGCGGAGACTCCTTCTTCCAGACTTCTAGGAAATCAGAAAGCAGATCTTCCTCATACTCGTAACACTTACACTCAATACCCGGAACAGAGAAATCACCCAACCCAAATGAGTACTTGTTCCCATTCACAAAGAGAGTGATACCGATCACCTTCTCTTCTGGATCATCGACCTGTGGGAAACCATGTTCACACTGAGTTTCAATATCAATATGGGCAACTGAGATCTTGTCCATGTCATAGTCAAGTTCACCAGAGTATAGGTCACCGATGTACTGGTAGACATAATCAGTGTTACCGTAGATTTTAAAGTTGGGAACACCCTCGTACTGCTTGACAAAATCCCGACAATCAGAAATAGAACCCGGTTGAATGGGTTCTACAACTTTCCCGTCAAGAGTCTTGAATCGGGATTCTTTGTTTGATGGAATGAACAGAGTGGGATTGTATTTTACCACACGCTTTACAGGGACACCATCTTCGATGCCCCTGTAAAGTATTCCGTCACCAACAAGAGAGACGTTAGTATAAAAGTTATCCATAAATTAAACTGGGTGATGTTCTACTGTGTTTGGTGAAACTTTCAATTCTTCAATCAGGAACTCTTGCGTTTTCAGAAGATCATTTCCTTGCTTGTCGCTAACGTAGGCTGAGAATAGGATCATGTAGTTCATGATATCAAGGACCGCATCCTTCCAAGTCTCACCCTTCACCTTGAGTTCTCCTGCTTCTACGAAAGTAGCAAGACGCGAAACCTTGTCAATCACACGGACAAGGAACCCCTGCTCGGTTGAACAAACTCCCATGGATTCACAGCGTTCAAAGTTTGCGAACGGTTGCTCCCCACCCTTACCTGCGTAGTCATGGTTCTTCACCTGCATGATTTCTAAAGCCCTTGCACATACTTCCGCATGATGCATAAGTAGTTCTTCTCTGTTCATCAATTTACTCCTGTGCTTCCGAACCCACCGACTCGACTCGTCTTTTGTGTGGGTATTTCTGGGATTTGTTTAATTTCGTATTCAACGCTCTCGATCATTTCCGCTTGTGCAATTCTTTCGCCGTGATGAATTCTAACCGTCTGGTTACTCGAATTGTACAACATCATATAACACTCATGATAATAATCAGAGTCAATTATACCTTCACCATTCACCATCATCAATCCCTTTTTCAGAGAAAGACTTGACCTACTGTGGAGTCGTACAGAGAAACCTTCTGGAATATCAAAGATCAATCCAGTAGGGATCAGGACACGATTCTGCATAGGGATACTAATATAAGAATCACAATTACTACCAGTAACAGTAGTAGAATCTGTAGTAACATCATACAGACGCTCACGGTTCACAGAGTCATATCCACGAACAACCACACCCGGCTCAAAGTGAGCGTACAAGTCGAAACAGGCAGATTGTTCGGTCCCCCAGATTGGTCGTTTCACGCTGTCGTGTAGTGGGTAGAAACCCAAAAAATCGGTCATCATATTTTCACCAAAGCTCCAGTCATCAGACATAATATATTCCTTTCACACTCACATTATAACACAAAACAGAACTAAGTCAATTATGGAGTTGGATTAAATGTGATGCCTTTGAGGGCGTTCGCTTCGGTCAACGTTTCTGTGGCAGCAAGAACGAGGCTGTCAATCAATGAGTCATCAAGAGTAGATGGTGCTGCCACTTCTTTGAAGTTATAGGCGAGAGCATTTATTCTTGATGCCATTGTGTTGACATCACTAATGAGTGCTGCATAGTGTTGAATGTTTTCGTTTAGCATTTTCGAGATCCTTGTATTAGAATGTTAGTGTCACTGTAATAGTTATGTTGTCGGTAGTACCAAGATTGTTGTTAGTCCAAAATAGTCCTGCCGAACTATCACTTGATGTTAAATCAAATCTAGGTCTAGCGTCGGTTCCGCCGATAGAAATTGAATCTGCGGTAAATGTACTAGATCCCACGGTCATTGATGCAGAAGTGATATTATTACCAATCAATGTCTTGGTTCCATATTCAGACGAGCTAGTATCTGAATTATTTACTTTAAATCTAATGATACTGTCACTGGCCTTTTCAAATTGATTACTAGTATCAAAGGGAGCAAATTGATCAGCTAGACTACCACTTTCGGTTCCAGTGCTGTCCTGATTTCTCTTAGTGTTCGAGGGTACACCACGAGAGACAGTTCTATCAGTCTGGACCTCATAGATGTACTGAGGATCAGACGCTTGCGTAGGAAAGAACAACCATTTAGGAGTCACGATATGTACTCTATGTTAAACACAACATCAGTCGCTGATGAATTACTAGACGTTACCATTGTCAGAGTTGTTCCTGCTGGAACCGAAGTATTACCGAGTGAAGTCTGAGCACCACTTGATGTGCTGACACTAGCAGCCTTTACTGTAAGACTTGCGTTCTTTAATGTTGCAGTTACTGTTCCAGAGCCAGATTGTATGAAGAATCCTGTGATTGTTCTTGCTGTGGGAACCTTGGGATCAATAGTGTATGTTTTATCGGCGGCAGTTTCTATTTGTCCAGAGTAACCATCGGTGCGATTTGCACTAGTTACCCCTGTACCATCAGGAAAAGTTATACCACCAGCACCCAGACTGATACCATCAACATGTAAATTACCTGCCGAAATACCTCCCGAAATACCAACAGCAGAACCGTCAGCAGGAACCAAGTTGATATTACCAGCACCAGAGAAAATATTAGCATCTGTCTGATCGTGTTCAATACGAATGTAATCATTTGCATTATCTGCATCTTTGGAGTAAACAAAGAACTGTGGGTTTGTAATCCCGAGTGCATGTTTATCAGATGCCGACATTGAACGCGTGGCTCTATGCATATCTGCTGCGTCAGCAACAGCATAAGTACCATATCCTGCATTTGCACCAAACATCACCGTTCCATCACCTTGGGAATTCAGTTGCATCCCTCTACTTGCGGAGGAATCGAACATCAATCTGCTGGGTGTGCTCGAAGCATCGAGACCCAAAACAACATCAGAGTCAAACTTAATTGCATTATTTACTTGTGTTCCGTCCTCCTCAATTCCAGTGATAACAGGACCATATCCCCATTCAGTTGAGTCAATTTCAATACCATAATGATTACCACCGGCATCATTTGGAAGAATTTGAATTGAACCATCAGGATTATTGCGAATCAGCTCACCGTTTCCAAAAGTAATTGCACTTGGACCAGAAATACCTGCACACGGTAAGACCAATGCGTCTGTGACTACAGCACCAGTGACACCATTGAAAGATTCTACACCTCCATCCGCAGGGTCAGGAACTTTATCCCAAACACCATAGGTAGAATTATATCTCCAAGTTCTACCCCCGAGAGAAAACTCTGCACCATCTACTGGATTTTTTGGAAAATTTAATGACACTTAGTTACTTCCGTATTTTTTTCTTCTTTTTCTTATATTTAGTTTTAGGTGAATTTGATTGTTCCTTTAGTTTCTTTTTCTCTTGAATTTTCTTAATCTGATCCTCCATGTTTGCCTGCATTTGCTGTTGTTGAGCACCAGCCATAACCTTCTCGTACTGCTCCATGTTATCCTGAACACGCTTCTTATGTTCTTCTGGGACAAGGTTTTCTTGTATTAACTTCTTAGTTGCATTGTAACCCTCAAGAGCGCGGCCCGCATAGAAAGCAGTAGCAGAGATTTCATCCAAAGCACCGTAGCGATATACATCCTCACTGATGAATAGAATATCCTCTGCTGGATATGGTGTCTCAAGTGCTTGCTTTGCAAAGATGTATGCGGCAGCAGGTTTTTCAATCGACCTGTAAATCTTAGAGATCTCAACAAGAGGTTCTGCGCGGATTGGTCTAATATTATAGGCGCAGGTAAACTCATGAATAGTAACCTCTGGTGGTTCCTGCATAATGGCACAAAGAAGTCCTACACGGAACTGTGAGTAAAATACTTCTTCATTCCAACCACCTAATTCAACTCGCTTCTTGTATGCCTCTCTTGACTTTTCCCACTGCTGAGAATCGAAGTAGCTCTGTGCTAGGTAGAAATGATAGCGGGGATTATCAGGCTCATCTTCAATAGCACCAAGTAGAGTTTCGGCATCACGAGTATATTTCTCAATTGGGGTGATACCAACATTTCTATTACCCTCAGTTCGTGCGGTGATATGATAATCACCAGCAACCTTTTGAAACACAGCGGGACTCTTTTTGGTTGCATCTGCGTACTCGTGCAGAATACCAACGTATCTCCAACCGAGGTCTAGTTTGAAGATCTGGTTCCTCCACCAAGAGAAGTCACCCCTCTTGATTAGAAGAGTATATCCATCGGCATCCATCTTCTTGGGATATTCAAAATCACCCTCAATGTAGTCATCAGCATCGATGACCCATGCATAATCAGCATCAGATTTTTCTGCGTTATGGAAGGCTTCTGTGCGTGAACCTATCCTATTTGCATGATCACCAAATCCCTTCCAGTCACAAAGGTGAACTTCTCCGGGGATACCCAATTCATCCATCGTCTTCTTGATTAGTTCTGGGGTTCCGTCAGTTGAGCCAGTATCTGTAATGTCATATCTGTCAACATACTTTGCCATAGAGCGGAGACATTGCTCAATAATGTGAGTCTCATCCTTGACAATCATGCATAGTGTAACTTTTTTATCTCTCATGAGTTAATCTCCATATGAGTAGTTGAAAGTGAGTTCATCCAATAATCAACCATCTCGTGTATCATACTTTCGAAAGTATATTCTGTTTTCCAATTTAAAGTGTTCTTTGCTTTTGTACAGTCACCCTTAAGGTAATTTAATTCTTCTGGTCTCATGTACTTTGGATTCTGAACGACATAATCATTGTAGTCCATATCCAAATAATTAAATACTGTTTCACATAAATCACGAACCGAATGGGTTTCTCCTGTAGAAAGAACAAAGTCATCTGGTGTTTCGTGATTAATGATATCCAACATTCCTCTCGTATAGTCTTTAGAGTGACCCCAATCTCTATACGAATCCATATTACCAAGCTCAAGAACATCTGTCAAGCCAAGTTTGATTTGTACTGCGGTTTTTACTACCTTGTTAGTAACAAAGTTAGAACCTCTTCTTGGTGACTCATGATTGAATAGAATTCCATTACATGCATGTAGATTGTAGGCGTTTCTATAATGACGCACCAAGTTATATCCAAGGAGCTTCGAGCATCCATAAGGGCTTACAGGATTAAATCCTGTGGTCTCTCTTTGGAATCCGTCTTCATCAACACAGTTACCAAACATCTCAGATGAGGATGCTTGATAGAATTTTGCAGTGGGACAGAACTCTCGATACAATTCCAACATGTTCAACACACCAAGAGAGTTGCTTTGGATGGTAAACGAAGGAAGATCGAAACTAATTCGAACGTGACTCATTGCACCCAAGTTGAAAATATGTGTTGGTTTAGTTTCTAAGAAAATTCTAGTAAGTGATGGAACATCGAGTAGATCACCATAGTGTGTGGTAACCTGACCACTAAGATGATCCAATCTAGATTCTTGATTCTCGGCAGTAGACTGTCTACGGACTACACCATGAACTTCATATCCACGGTCAATGAGATGTTCGGACAAGTAGCTACCATCCTGTCCAGCAATACCAGTAATCAATGCCACGTTCTTCATTTAAAAATCTCCATGTCTCTAAGATCTGGCCAGTCTTGCACTGTCCATTCACGAGGTTCAGTTTTAATTGCTTTCTGTAATTTATTTATACCAATTTCAGCAGTCTCTGGTGTCATGTAATAGTGATAGCCCATTGTGTCTATGTTCTGTTCCCTCCAAGGAACGTTTGGCTCTCGACCATCATATGACATCTTCTTCAATTTCTTTGCAGCATCAACATCATCAGTTAAGATCATACCACCTCTACCAAGACTCAGGTGCTTTTGAAACTGAAAACTAAGACACATGAATTTACCGGGAATGTATCCATCACGCTTCCAGAAAACGGCAGCATCAATAACACCAGTTGGTTTCCCAATCCACCCACCGATCTCGTAATAATCTTTCCATTCCTCCTCAGTAAAAGTAAGACCAATATCCAACTTCTGTGCGAGCATGGGAATCGAAAGGTAGGTTCTACATGGGACGGTTAACCAACGTAACTCCTTATACCTTAAGCAAAGTTCCACACCGTGGGTACAACAGTCAACGGCAACTGCGTAAGGCGCACCGTAAAACTCTGCTATAGCATTTTCAAAATCTTCAACAGCTTTCATCAGATAAAATCTTTATCCATTTCTATTCCCTGATACGGACCTGTTTTATATTCATAAACAATGGTGTCATCTTCCAGTATTTCATAGTTGTGACCACCCTTGAAAGTAATTGAGCAGTCACCGGGAAATATAACATCTTCATGTATGATCGTATCGTCAATATCATAAAGAATTACTTTAACTTTACCTTCAATCACAATCCAAGATTCCTGTGCTATGACTTCCTTCGGTCCATCTTTGTAGATGTGCTTGTGTGGCTTGAATGTCATACCTAAAGGCATTTTCATGGTTGCTAATTGGAGAAACTCATCATCTGGACAAACATTTGTTCGAGCAGTAATCTCTTCTTTTCTATTGATGATGTGGAGTAATGAACCATCAACTTTTGACTTAATATAATCCATTATCAATCAACCTTTTCTACTGCGTTGTAATAATTTTCTGTACTGAGAATCATCTCATCAAACATACTCTCAAAGGTATATTCTGGTTCCCAACCCAGCTCTTCTCTGAGTAGGTTGGAATCACCCTTAAGATCATGAAGCTCTTCTGGTCTAAGGTACTTCTGTCCAATGACAACGTAGTCCTTGTAGTCCATACCGAGCTTATCAAAGACATATTCACATACGTCACGAACACTGTGAGAAATACCAGTTGAACAAACGTAATCCTTTGGTTTATCTGCTTGTAGCATCATCCACATTGCTCTGACATAATCCTTTGCATGTCCCCAGTCTCTTCTTGCATCAAGGTTACCCAACTTCAAATCAGTTGCTTCACCCATCGCAATCGCTACTGCACCCTTGACAATTTTATTTGTCACAAAATTAGAACCTCTTCTTGGTGACTCATGATTGAATAGAATCCCGTTGCATATAAACATATCATAAGCATTTCTGTAGTTTCTGCAAGCATTAAAAGCGAACAATTTAGCACACCCATAGGGGCTTACAGGAAGCATTCGCGTGGTCTCTCTCTGGAATCCATCCTCATCAATACAGTTACCAAACATTTCAGAAGAGCTTGCCTGATAAATCTTAGTTTCTGGACAGATCAACTTACATGCCTCTAGTAGATTGAGAGCACCAAGTCCAGTGACTGTTGATGTTTCGATAGGAACATCAAAGCTAACTCTGACGTGTGACTGTGCGGCAAGATTATAGACTTCATCAGGTTTACACTTCTGGAGAACCGTGATGAGCGATGCGAGATCAGTCATGTCACCATAGTGCAAATTCAACTGCTCATAGCAACTACCCAAGCGTGATGTTTGGTTTTCTGATACCGAATTCCTTCGCAGAATTCCATGAACTTCATATCCGATTGACAGTAGGAATTCTGCTAGGTAAGAACCATCTTGGCCGGCGATACCAGTAATAAGAGCGACTTTCTTCTTCATTAAATTATTCCCATTTCTTTCAGAACCTTATCGTTTCTATCTTTAAGTAGAGAGAACTTCGATCCTTCAACTATAGTTTTATGTTTATTGGATGAGTTATGCCAGTGCCATGCAAATGACTCTAAGAACAGATTACTTGGATCAGTGGGTTTTTCAAACCAAGCAGCTTCAGCTTCTCTACTTAGTGGTTCATCAACCTTACTAACAAGCCAATCACAATCAAAGAAGGGTGATGGGAAGACTGTAAATGCATTTGGATTTTTAGCATAAACAGGTCCAAGCATGTCTTCATCGAAACAAGTGGTCCTTGTTCTGATTGGTGTCCTCAACAGTTGCTCCATACAACTCTCAATGTATTCACTTCCCTTGACTGCACCCAACATGGCGGCGCATGGTCCATGACAGTCAGGTTCCCATCTTCTTTCCTTTGCGAAGTCCATGGATGATCCCCACTGGTACGCAAAGTTCTGATCCAGAATTGGTTTGAAGTCTCGGAGAAGAATCATGTCCATGTCCATATAAATTCCACCGAACTTGTAGAGAACTAAGAAACGCATGATACCACTTGACATCCAGTGCCTATCATCATCAGACACGTTTGTGTATTTACTGTTTCCCTCTAATGGCGTACCTTCTGATACTTCATCGGCAGAATACACTTTGAGATCAACAATGTCCTTGTATGGTTGAATGTTTTCTTGCTCACTGATATCGTATTCAGACCAGACAGTTAATTTAGTTTTGTCTAGATTCTGTGTTGCAATGTACGACTTGATCGCTTCCAGTTCTTTTGGTGATCTTGCCTCAGTATAGACATGAAAATTAGTAACCTCTTCTGGGTATTCGTAATCTTCTTCCTTAATCGAACCAAGAAAGTCCAAAGTCTTTCTGTAATCAAAGTATAAATCCGGATGTGTTTCTCGTGTAATATTAATCATATAATGTATCCATAATCACCATGGTCAAATGTCTTTCTATCTTTTCCTGAAATCAAACCAAACAGTTCTCTGTCTTCTTTTCTGTTCATATCATCAATGAAAATTGGAACTGTGGTATCAAGTTCATCTAAAATTTCCATAATCTTTTTTCTCTCACCCTGTGCAGGACCATCTACTATGATCACATCATATTTAATTTTCTTTACAGAATCCAACACAATTTTTTTGTCGTACCAACCATCAACTATGGGTGCATGAATATATTGTTCGTGATACAAACCACAGAAACGCTCGTTTTCTTCGACAGAAAAAACATTGTATCCTAATTTAACTAGATTCTCTGTTCCTTTACCACTACCAAATTCTAGAACAGTCGATCCGGGTTCAACCACTCGACCGAAATGCCCAAAAAAACCACCCTTCAATGACATAGAATCATGATGATATTCGAATGGTGGGTTGTCATTGTTTTTCATGGACTGCATTATAATAAATCTCCGTCATAGTCTATTTAGTTTGTCACAAATATCTGTGATCATATCATGTGTGATATCTTTGTGATTACCGATGTATATACAATTGTTATGAATTTCATTTGCATTCTTATCAAACCTAGATTGTTCAACAAAATTCATGAAGGGGTGCTCATATAAATTACCTGCAATACAGGGTCTATATTCTACGTCGTTTTCTCGTAAAAGATTCTTAATATCATCAATGTTATTGTTCTTTGTGAAGATAGGGAAGGCAAAATTGCTACAACCCTCAACATCAAAATCTGTTCGGAAAGATTCTGGATCTAGCTTTCTCAAGAACAAACTAAAGTTTTCATTTCTTTCTTCTATGGCAGAATCAAGATTTGGTAGCTGTAGTAACCCTAGCTTGGCATGGAGATCGGTGCTTCTGATGTTGAATCCATCACGCAAGAATGTGAACAAAGGATCAACCCGATTAGAAACTCTCTTCTTCTGCTCTTCTTCTGGAAGCTCACGTAGTAAACCATGCGAACGGAGAAGTAGCAATTCGTGGTAGAGGTTTTCATCGTCGGTACAGATCATACCACCCTCCATCGTAGTCATGTGATGACCATAATAGAATGAGAAGGATGACGCAATACCGAAAGTTCCCACCTTCTTACCCTTAAACGAAGCTCCATGTGACTCACAGCAATCCTCGACTAGAGTAACTCCATACTTTTCACACAACGAAATAAGCTCGTCTGTTATGGCAGGGAAACCTAGAAGGTGGGTCAGAGACAAGAACTTTGGTTTATGTGTCTGGAAGATGTGTTCCAAGTTTTCTAGATCTGGACCAAAGTTTTTTAGATCAACATCACAGAGTTGAAGTCTTGCAAACTGCATGATAGGAGTCACGGCAGTAGCCCACGTACATGCCTGAGAAACCCACAGTGGTTTCTTTTCTGTGCCAGATAATGCTCGCGTGATTGCTAGATTTGCTGACGATCCTGAATTGACAAAGACTGAGTATTTGCAACCCAGCCACTCAGACCATGCTTTTTCAAATTCTTTAACAACAGGGCCCTGAGTCAACTTATCCTCATTTAGTACGAAATCACTGAGCACCTCTCGTTGATCCCTACTAATAGCCTCATCTGTCATCAACTTCCACTTCATAATAAATCCTTAGTTTTTAAACAACCATTCTTTCAGTGTATTTATAACAGCTATCTGGTTTTCCTCTGTCAGGTTGTAAGAAGAAGGCAATGAAATACCCCTGTTAAAAAGATCTTCACTCACCTCATAGCTATCCAACATAACAATATTAGAATAATTCTTATAGCACGGCTGCATGTGCAGAGGATAAAAGAATTCTCTGGTTTGTATATTTTTAGAATTTGCATATTCTATTAGCTCACTCTTTTTTTCACACAAAAATGAGGTAAACCAATGCACGGGATCACAGTCTTCTACTCTGCTAACAGGGCTAAGCGACCAAGAGACAGATGACAATTCCTGTGCGTACAGTTCATAGATTTCTTTTTTCTTTTGTAGGATGCTGTCTAACTTTTTCATTTGTGATATTCCAATAGCAGCCTGCATTTCCGTAAAACAAAAATTGTATCCAATGTATTCGTGTTTGAATCCTTTGGCATCTCTACCATGATTTTTCAAACGATAACATTTGTCTCGCAGTTCTTTGTCGTTGGTTATGACCACACCACCCTCACCACATGTTATGGTCTTATTTCCATAGTAAGATAAAACTCCTAGATCACCAAATGTACCGACATGTTGACCTTTAAATTTAACACCAACACCCTGAGCAGCGTCCTCCACTACTCTAATGTTGTGTGATCTTGCAAACTCCATCAGAGCAGTCATGTCTGCACTCTGACCATATAGATGCACTGGCATTATTACTTTTGTTCTGGGAGAAATACATTCTTTAACAGTATCGACTGTCATACAAAATGTTTTAGAGTCCACTTCACATAGCACGGGTGTAGCACCACACATTATGACGGCATTAGCAGAAGCTATGAATGTCATATTTGGAACTATAACTTCATCCCCCGGACCAACACCAAGGGCTTTTAAACAACAGAACAAAGCAACAGTTCCATTTGTCATGGCAACTGCATACTTTGATCCAGTCAGATCACAGGTCATTTGTTCAAACTCTTTTGTGAGATCGTGCTCTACGACAAAAGTTGATTCTATAATACGCTTAAGTTCTGTGAGTTCGCTGTCATCAATCCAAGGTTCAATCTGAGGTATAAAGTCTGTCATATGATTTTTGTTCTCTTATCTCACATTGATAATGTTCATTTATTCTTTTCTTGACCAAGAATCGTTCATCATTATACTTGGCGTTCAGTCTAGCAAACTCAATGAACTCATTATCAAATTCTTTCTTTGCTTCTTTTTCTCTAAACCCTGCTTCAGTATCCCAGATTTTTGTATTAATGTCTTTGAGTTCTTCGTAGAGTTTTGAATCAATAAGGATACCTTCATTTATTAGAGCCATATCAAGAGTCTCACGCTCACCACGGACATACATGAGCCTTTCATTATCCTGAATTCTAGCCAACTTGATATCCAATATCGTTATTTTATCAAAAATTTCACCAATTGCAACTTCAACTTTCATTTATTTTTTCCTTATCACAGCTATGTTACTCTCACACCAAAGATCATCTTCACCATAGTAATTTATAGTGTCAACGTACTGATTAATGTAGGCGTTCTGTTCTTCATCCATAAACTTACTAGAAAAAGGCTCCCCATCAAGGACACGTTGTATGGTTGCATCAACAGAATTGTCAAAGTCAATTTCTTCAGCACCGAGCCACTCAGAATCAGGTCTAAAGTTGGGTCTGTGGTGATGGGGTTCTTTGCTGTGTCCCCACCACATAGAACCGTTTTTTAGATCTTCCAATCGGCAGATATCTTCAATAATGTAAATTCCACCAGACGAAAGTCGAGGAAATATGTTTGCAAAGCTTTTCATGATATCATGCTGGAAATGTGAACCATCATCAATAACAACGTCTACAGTTTCCCTTCCCGTGGCATCACTTATCATTTTAAACATTGCATCTAAGTGCTCTGGATTTGCCTGATCACCCAAAAATAAACCTGATTTGTCAATCGACTCAATCAATTTGTTTCTTGCTTCATAGTCATGATATGGAAAAATAGTTTCTGGATACATCTCATGTGGAATATCCATTCCTAAAATAAAGGACTCTGGAAAATACTCAGCCCACATTCTAAGAGAAGCTCCTCTCCAGACACCAATCTCTAGAATATTATTCTTTTCATTTCGTTTATCAGATAAAAATTCTTCGTAGATACGAGTGTATCCATTTTCACTTTTATCAGTTCCATACTTAAGACCAAGTTCTGTCAAATCACTCATAGTTAATCACTGTCCAATCCTTTTCATGTTTTCCTAGTGGGTGTTCTCTGAAATCATGGAAGAACAATTTACCGTCAGTCGGATAATGTTCTACCATGGATTTGAATGAACTTTCCATTAGGTGTATCTCTTTTGCATTCTTAATTATTTCTGTAAAGTTAAAAATATTTTCACTCACATCATTTCGTATGATCTTTAGATCATTTTCAACGGCAATCTCAAACCCTCTGGAAGGATCATCATGAACAAATATGTAGTCCTCTCCAGTAGGATTGAGTTTATCAAATACTCTCTGCTCTTCATCTTCATTCTGTTCAACATAAAACAAATCTTGCTTGATGTCTAGATCAATATCTAACTGTTCATAAAAGTATTCCCAACAGTTTTTATCTGGAGATGGGTTTGTTGGGTAATTACCATGTCCCACAATGTATAGATCTTCTGACGTGAAATTGTTTTCATTCATGAACTCATATACACCAGCATATTCATTACCGTCTATCCGATGCACTTTGATTTGATCGTCATCGCGATACATCCACTCGATCATATCAAAGTACTGCTTCTTGGCAAAAGTATGGATGGTGTCACCTTCATACAAGTCCGCAAAATATCTAACCATACCATTGCAATCGATGTGATCACCCAACCCAAGATGGTGGTGAATTACTATATCAGTCATTCTTAATTCTTTCTATGTGAGATTGCACCTGCATAAATTTATCAACGTTAGAAAAATCAAATGATGAATCTAAGTTTGTATCCACCACAGATTCCCATTCTTCTACAAACATGCTAGGTAGCTTCCAGTCGATATAAATTAATCTCATGTTGCTCTTCTTCATAATAGGAACTGTTCCTGTCAACAAACACTCATAATTTCTGTGCGTGTCATATCCAGCACCTTCCAAACAGATACAATATTTATATTCAGATAACAACTTCATGTAATCATCAAAGCCCAACTTTTCTTGTTGGACATCAACATACGGAAGAGAAGAAAGAAACTCTATTGCGGCGGATCTCACAGGGTTTGTTGACTGTGTGTGATATGGTAAAATAATCTTATTTTTCTTCTCTATATTTTCTTGGTTCAAGTATTTCTTGAGAAGTTCTTGATCACCACCCGCTCGTTCCTTTTCCTCGAAACCAATGGGAATGCCTACAACCTTTCTATGATCGACAGGTGGATTGGTGCAGAACCATTTCACACACAATTCGTTGTCAATAATTGGTTGGTAATTGTCCACAGTGTAAGAAGATATTCCACTGACTAACTTGAACGGAACCTTTATACGAGGCAATACTTCTGTCTGAAAGTAATTACTTTTAAGGTAATCAGTTTTCACAAAAATGATATCATTCTCTTTGACATCATTTATGCTGTTCTCGGTAAGATCTGGAGGACTGCATATACGTGAAACAGAATTTGATCGATAGAATTCATCAGTACAATCCATCGACCAGTCAGCAATACAAGGCATCCAGTTATAGAAAATTAGTTTATCATCTAGCACAATATTCGCCCAATATAGCTAGATCACTTTCCCAATTACCAGCATAGTTATCATTCTCATCAAAAACCTGCCCTATAAACTTCACAACAGGATCCGAGTCACGGTCAATGGGAAAGGGTTTTTTGTCGAAGAACGGATCATGTATGAATGAGTCTTCGTGAAGCTCAGGAAAAACTTGTGACCAAAGGAAATGCTGATCTGAACCCTTCTCATCGGGATTAGATTTGATGTGTTGATCAATCTTGTCAAACAAATCATCCATAAGCACTGGACGACATCCCCACATACCACCTAACATAGGAACTCCATGATATGGATGATCTCTCATGATGTGTAGTTTCTTACCAGAATCTAACCACTCATCAACAGCAAGTTTTTCTCTGATACCTAAACGAGAATCTGTGTCACGGACAATCATGGCATCGACGGATGAGTCTGCCGCAGGTTCAAACCTCCAGAACATAGAATTAGTGCTACCCGGATCACTTCTGGGAATCAACTCTGCATCAAGTTCTCGTAGCTTTTCACATATATCATCTGGGACAGAGTTTGCAATGTAGAAACGACACGTCCATTCAGGAAAAAGCTCTTTCGCAATCTCCACATTTCTAATAGCACCCACAGTGTAAAGTGGATCGTCACCCCAAAGAGAAAACGTTATCAATTTCATTTTAGTATTGACTCCGTACCTTCTGATGAATAGTGATAGTGGTGAAGACAATCATCAATGAAGATCTGTTCTTTGACTTGAGGATAAAGCCTTAGTAACCAATCAGAGTCCTCACATGACTGACCTTGCGCATCATAATTTTCTGTGAACTTTTCAGCCTTTGCAATTTCACTTTTCCATGGACACATATGAAAGGGTGGTCTCTTCAGATCATTGAACCCGACACCATTAAACTGCAACTGATCCATTGGATCCCAGTTGTGATCAATATCAAACACAACGTCAAATTCTGCACCGTTATAGTTACAGTGTTGTTTGAAGCAGATCACATCTGGTGTTTCATTATCAAGAACATCTAGGATTGATGGGATATAGTTATCAGCCACGTTGTCATCATCGTCAAGGAAGCAAAGATATTCTCCTCGCGCCATATTGAGAAGTTCGTTTCTCTTCTCGTAGATATGAAAGGACTTGTTGTCCAACATAACGAGAATCTCTACTCGATCATCATCGAACTGATTCTCCAGTTTTTCCAGTAACGTCTCTAGTTGTTTAATTCTCGATGGGATCGATAAAATTAGAATAGAGAGCTTTATGTTTTCGGGGCTTTTTGGCATATGACTTCCTCAATCCGTTCACTGAAATTAACATAAGACTCTGCAATCTTACGATTCTTTTCAACATACTCCATCATATCATCATAACTCTCCATAGTCAAGGCATTAATTTTAGGAATTAAGTCATCGACAGTATCAAAGAGAATCATACCACGAACATCAAAGAAGTCTCCGATGTTTGGACATCCACAATAAATTGGCACTGTATATGTGATAATCGGATCAATTAGCTTCTCACCAAAGTGGTTCCTGACACGCTGGTTCTCAACACAGATATGGAACATTGAGTGAAAGAGATCTTCTTTCTCTCCAGTAGGAAGTGGGTTAGGCGCATCTAGAAATGACTTCCTGCTCGTAAAGAACATCTTAGGGATTTCAATTTCTTCTTGTCTCTGCCAAACTTCGCGTCGAGTATAGTATCCCGCACGATCAATGTTGTACCAAGAAGCCAAAAAACTAACATCATTAAGAGTTCGTTCTCTCTTCTTGAAGATCTCAACCTCTGGATCAAAATGTCCTAGTCCATCTGGGTGATCAATCTTACCTCTGTTGAGCCAAGTGGAACCGTAAGGGAAAAGTACGGCGTTTGAGCAAGCCTCGACAATCTCGTCATCATCACATAGAATCAAATCATACTTTTTATGTTGAGATATTACGGATGCTATTGACTCTCGATTAGGAGACTTTGCATTTTCACTCGAAAGGATGAGTACCTTATATGCATCAGGATTATCAAACTCTTCAATACGGACAAAGTGTAACTCGACAGGAAAGTCGAATTCTATATCAGAATCAAAAAGGTATTCGCCGTTTTTATTTGTAGGCTTGTACGACATCGTAGACTTCATCATCAACCATCCTTAGTTTTTTCACACGTTCAAAGTTATCTTTGATCGCATCAAGTTTTTGTTCATAGAGTTCTGGTGTGAGTTGACTGATATCAAAGTCATCGGTCAACTTAATTATACCATCTCCGTTAAAGTAATTATAGATTTCATCAGTTCCCCAGTACACGGGAATAGTTCCTGTTGCAAAGGCATCAGTTATCTTTTCTGTGAAATAGATTGTAGAATCACGCTTACAGTTCTCAGTAACCAGTGTGAATCTATAGTCTTTATATCCCTCAAGCTTATCGAAGAGAGAAGATCCAATACGATCACCATTTATTGATCCCATTACATCTAGATGTCCTTTATACTTCTCCGCAAGCGTGTGACGTAGTTGTTGACCTTCTGTGAAGGTCTTGTTCGATGCAACCATGGAAACATTCTTAGTCTTCTCATAGATCTCAAAGTCTTTGACCCAAGGAAGATTGCTAGAGGATGGGACAAGATGAATTCGTTCGTGCTTAGAAACTAGATCCAAATCACATGTACAAATTGCTGTGTAATAATCAAGAAGCACTTCATAGTTTTCATGTACAAAGTCATACACCTGTGGCACAACCACTGGAGACTCTGATACCCAAGCAAACTTTTTCTTGGGAAGATCTTCGCTGTCAAACATACCAACGATTGCATTATCAATACAAACAACTGTATCTGTTTCGTTAGAGTCTCTTGTCCATTTAAAACTTTCGGGTGTCAGATCCGAACAGGATGAATGTTCATAATGAAAAGGCTCACCCAGACACATAATTTTATCACTCATTATTTAAACCTACACTTTGCCATTCTATTTTACCTTCATCAAAACCCATTTTTCGGAGAGAGTCTTTCTTGGAATCAACGTCTGAAAGACCCATTTCGATCACAGTGTCTCCATTTGAATCACCCGGCCATGTACAGTACTCATACCCAAGCATACCAAAGTTACAGTATTTATGACCATTAATTACACTGTTAAACATAACCTCATGATCAAAGTTTTCCTGACCCTCTCTCCTACTTTTATCAATCTCAGCTTTCCAACTCTTGAGAAAGTATCTACTCTTTGAATTATTTTTAAACCAAATAGGGGAGGCTTTGATGCCAGCTATATCATGGATATGTGAAGCAAAAAGTATATCAACCGGTTGTGCTCCATCATTATTCAATTCTTCCAGTCGAGTCATTCTCTTCAGGAGAATGGTATCTACATCGAGCCATAGAATATTAGAATCAAACTGACGAAACTTATCGATTATATAATCGACCTTTCTCCTACAGTTCTCCTTATAAGAACCAAGACTATCCAATTTTTCAATGTGGTAGTCGTAGCCATATTTGTCTAGCTGTTCTTTTAGTCGATGGTAGGATTTTTCGTAGTACTTTGAATCGTCTACATCACAATAATAACTTATCACTTTTAAATTCATTATCACTTACCTATATGGTATTTTGGAACGAGTTCCCAATCCTGCTTATCTCTATGAGGAATAATTTTTATTTGTCCAAGACTTGCCTTTGGTTCTTGGCATGAATCTTTATCCACTATATCAAGTAAACCCCATTCGTCAAGAAGATTAACTATAGTATTTCTTCTAGCGACATCACTATCAGAAATATCAGATTCTAGTCCATCCAAGATAAACAATTCCTTGAAATGCAATATGGCATATCTACCTCTCTTGTGTAAGATATGACATGATTGGAATAACTTATTTTCTTTTCTCGACGAAACTCCCATACGGGTAAGAGTTTCTCTAATCTTCAAAAAATCATCTTTATCTTTGAAAGTAACTTCTACTCCCAAGTCACTAAATATATCTTCCATCTTAATACTCCATTTTATATAATATGGCAGTATTATTTATTTAAATCACTTGCCCACACCCCCCGTGGCGAGCTTATTACGCATGAATTCTATGTCATCTTCTGTCAAAATATCCATGACTTCTTTGGCTTTGGTATCAGAATATCCATAAAATTGCTTGATGATATCCAAGTTTTCTACCGATTCTTGCTTGAGCCACTTACTGTATCTCTTGTTCTTTCGGATAGACTTTTGTAGATAATCAAACTGCATTTTCTTGTCAGTCTCTGGTCTCATATTCATCTCATTTGCGTAGAGAACTGTGTCCATAAAATAAGACAAACACCTGTTTACCACAAAAGGAGTATACCCCTTCTCGACACTTTCATCCTCAGTGTCGAGAAGAGGCTCCTTGGAATAATTGATCGCTGTTAAATATTCACCCAACTTCATCAGGAGTCTTTACCGCCAAGAGATTGTGAACTCGAACAAGATCCAATGAATCATCAGCATTCTTATAATATGCACCGGGGTCTGAACCATACTTCCAAAGGACATGATCACCGGGATTGATGTCATAGTGGTTTTCTACAAGCTCTCCAACAGAAACGACTTCACTCCAAGTCATCATGTTATCAGGCAAGTCTTCCTTGTAAACAATACCAGCTTCAGTGGTATGCTCTTCCTTGAATACTGTCTTCACGGCAACCCAGTCACCATACGCTTTAAATTTACTCATTTGTATACTCCTTTGTTTGCATGTGGGAATGGAATGTTTGGAACTTCGACTCCAAGAAAATCACAGAGTTCCTTCCATCCATCACCAGTTTCCCAACATAGTTCGATGTAATTATCTTTATCTTTGAAAAACTCTCTGACAGCGGCATTATGTGTTTCATATCTGTGGATAAACTCAGACGCATCTGGTAGATCTTCTTCGGTCGCACCATGCATAAGAAAGAAGTTTCTATCACTGTTTGCCAAAGTTTCAGAATCTTTACGTACAGTCAATACAAACTTAGCATCAGGATACATCTTATAACATTCTTTAAATGTCCACATCCATGGATGATCACTAAATCCCTCATAGTTTTCTGTTACCCTCTGCATAATAGCAAGCTCTTCTGTAGTGAAATTATCATAATCATAATCCACAACAATATCTTCCACGTTTCTTCGGAGATATCCCTGAGCATCACCATTAAAATAAACATAGTCAGTATCAAGATCGACATGCTTCATATCAAGTAAACGCAGGCACTGTTCCAAAGTGGTTGTACCTGTCTTAAACATTCCTAGTCCGAACACTTTCATTTGAATTCACACTCCATCATAAGCTCAACAATACATGCAGTCAAATTAATTTCTTGATCTGCAACAAATGCTGCTTTGTGTTGATAATCGGCTAGAATTAGAATTGCCTGTGGGATGGATGATGGTGTGACATAATCATGTAATCCATCATAGATCTTTCGGAACAATTCTGTCTGTGAGTTATCAAGATTCGATACAACCCACTTCCTAGCCTCTGTAAAATTCTTACCCTTCATTGCAACTGCAAGTTCTTTGACCTGCACTTCACCAATCTGAGAAAGGATTCCGATGTCAATGATTCCAGCGACCGAATACCGCTGAAGCTCATTAAGAACTCGACGGAAGTCAGGAAAGTACTTTGTAATAAGTTGTGCTAGAATCTTGTCCTCATACGGAATACCTTCCTTGTCAAGAATGGTCTTGACTCTCTGCATGAACTGACCTGCGAGAGTTGGCTTCTCCTCTGAGGGAATAGTAAATTCAATATTCGTACAACGAGAATGAATCGGCGAAATGATTCGGTTCTTGTAGTTACACGTAATAATGAATCTACAGTTATCAGCGAACTCTTCGATTGCACCACGAAGAGCAGGCTGGATGCTGTTTGCGTTGCTGTAATCGAACTCATCAAGGATAACAACTTTCTTGTTACCACTGATTGATACAGTGCTTGCAAAGGTTCTGATCTTTGTCCTGAGTGTGTCGATGTTTCCATCTTCAGAACAGTTGATCAGGATGTTGTCTGCGTCAAGCTCATTACAAAGAGCACGGGCGACACTCGTCTTACCGCAACCTGCTCCCCCAGTTAGGAGCAGGTTCTGACACTCACCACTACTGACGATATCCTTGAATGTCTCCTTCAAAGAGACAGGAAGAATACAATCATCAATCGTCGCGGGACGATACTTTTCTACCAATAAACCTTGCATGTTTACCCACTATACTTGCTAGAAGCCTCAAGTGCAACCCAGTACTTCACTCCACCAGACTTACTGGT